CCCAAATATACTAATAATACAATTAAATGGCGGTCCGCCTAACCGCCACACCATCGCTAAAAACATCAATCTTCTCCATCATATATAACATCAAGCATCCCCAAAGACGGAAGGCCATAGCCCATCCGACTGAGAACGCCGCGTATAAACTTTTGATGCCTCGAACGATGATATAACAATGCATATGAAGCTGCAATCTCCTGCCCATTCTTGTCATCCAAATGCAGTATATTATAGGCATGCTTGCCCTTATACAACGGTTCTATAAAGGACCTTTCAAACCTATGCCCAGCGAACTCCGTCCGCTCAACACTGCTCTTTAAATGACAATACTGGCCTAACAACACCTCATATTGCTTCCTCCACGAGAAATCACGCTGCGTGGTGTCATCTCCCATTGACATGAGATCTCCCACCTCGCAGCCCGACTCCACACAAACTCTAACATGCAACAAATCTTGAGCTATAGAATTATCAACTATTGTATTAAAACAACCACTTTTTATAACTCCCGGTTGTTTTTGCCGTAACAATAATCCTCCAGATGTTACAAACTCCGGCTTATCATACAATGCCTTGTAGCGCCACGTCGCTAAGTCAACCCATTTCTGATTTATGTTTTCACACAAATCAATACGGAGTCCCAATAACTCTTGAACGATCCAAGAGTTTACACTCCAATCCCAAGCTGACTTATCTAACGAAACATTTCCCACCGCTGGCATTATCTTCCAACCACCTACATAAGGTGACCAACCTACTTTACCAGGCAACATCAAATGATTATCTATAACTCTCTCATTCATCACACCAAACAACATCCCATCTATAATCTGGTCAATAACTGACACAGATGAAATAAGTCTATACGCTTTGTTAACTATCTTCTTCTCCTTATGCGGCTCTGGCTTAATGAACAATCTAATGGGATCTGAATCCCTCTCAACCAATCTGTTCATTACAACTTGCCACACAGCTTCTAATGCCTGTTGGTCGGGTACGCCTTCACGTACCCTAAACATGGCTGCATTCGTTGTATGTTGCAAAAGCCAAGGATAGCCCGGGCTTGATGTCCAATCTAGATTTCTCACAACTCTTTCAAAATGAGTCTTTTCCATGAAATCTATTGGAATCTCCCAACGCGCCGAAGCCCAACGTGTTAACAAAGCATTCCTTATCTGAATCCCTTGTACAGCTGCCGGTCCGTCTTTTCGCAGTCCATCACGCTTAGAAGCGTGAAAAATTAAACTTTTAATTTCTGCATTGTGTCCAAAAGCTGGCCAAGAATATCCTCTACTCGCTTTATCGAGGATATTGATATCTTGCTCTGCGATTCGGTTGTTTCTGACTGGGCTGGTAACTGAGACGTAGATGGGATCGGTTGCTCCTGCAAACTCAAAATATTCTTCCAACCTTTTATATTCCTCCTCGGTGGGGGGCTCCTCCTGCGAAACCCCAATCTCTCCTCCAATGGTCTTACTGCTATTGTTGGTTGACTATCTGTTCCATAGGCTGACTCTTGTCTAACGTGATTTAAAGTTATTTGATGTTGAATTCGAGCTGCCTCAGTTTTAAACCCTCTTCTACACCTCCACTCCCCGGATTCATCCACTCCCTCAAACCCACAAACGTAGGGTAGTGTGGAATCCATCTCCTGGGTTTTTCCTTTTTGTGGAGAGTTATTCTGAAGCTTTCCCTCAAACTCTTTCATCTTCTCCTCCAAGTCACTCACTTTCTTTTCAACAGCCTCAAACCGTAATGTAACCATATCTTTAGGCAATAATACCCCCTCTTCAGTCTGTCCCTGACCTTGAGCTTTCCGTTGAGAAATATTTAATCCCTGCAACGCCATTATCGCACTCTCTCTTTGTGCTAACGGCATATTCATAAATGCTTTTATCCAGTCTTCCGAAACAACCGGCTTCTCTGCTGACTCAAATTCCAGTTGCGCGTCATAATCGAAATCATCATCACACGCTCAACCGGCATCCTGAGCATACAAATCATCAATCTGCTTATGCAGACTGTCTGTATTCCACAGAGTCTTAACCTTAGCTCCTGAAGCTCTATTTAGACCTCTTAATTCATCCAGAGTAGGAGATTCACCAAATGTCAACTTCTTAATCTCAGCAACCAATAAAATTGCTGATACTCCAACATTACAATTTCCCGCTACCCCAGTATGAATGCCATACAATGTTTTCCCTGAATGATACGCGGCCCCCGACATACCTGCTACTGTCGAGCCTCCATATTTTACAACCCCTTGCGCTTCAATGCGATGCAATAATCCACTAGTTGTTCCTTTCAACCCAGTACAACTAACCAATCCCGTTACCTGCCTCGAAATAGTCGGCTGAGCCACTCCCAACTTAGACCACT